CTTAATCGATATTGAAAAGCGTGCGGAGATAAACCCCTCTAGACCACTAGATGAAGTAATTCAACTGGCGATCCAAGGGTTGTCTATGAAGCACGAAGCCATTGACTTAAGTCAAGGGTAGTTCATTAAAGATTGCTAAACCTGAATTATCGACCCAACACACAACCAAGAAACCATTCTGTTTCAATTCTGGTGCCGACCCATTTTGCCACTTCCAGTTGGTGCCTAACGTTACCGATGGACTTGCTGCAGTACATTTGATCACTTTTGTGTAGCTTTTACCGGTCGGTCCATTACTAACAGTTACTGCACCACTAGCGACACATTCGTCGGGGGTATTTTGATTAACTGTTAATGAGGTTACTTTATGAGTTGTTGAATATGGGTTAATTTTACCAACATCACCTTTTGTTTTAATATAACCAATATCTTGAACTGTATTGGATCCATTTTTGAAAAACACTCGGCCATCACCATAATTTAAGCACAGCTCGCCTTGTACCAACTTACTTGCTTCAGGAACTTGTCCCGCTGTACCTGTTCGCTTGATTAGAATTTGTGTCATTGAGAGAGAGTATTTCACTTTTGTGTATCATACTTAAATGATGCAAGATGTGATGTAGGAATTGAATAAGTATTGTGGCGATTTTGTGAAGATTTCATAGCAACCGATGGCAATTATTCGTTCACGTGAACAATTTAAAAGATATATTCTCGAGCATCTTGGAGAACCTTTAGTCAAGGTTAATATTACGGACAGTCAACTTGAAAGCTGTATTGATGATGCTTTGGCTTACTGGAGCAATTATCACTTTGAAGGTAGTATGCGAATGTTCCTTAAACAAATCATCACGCCTTCAATGTTAAAAATTACTGATCCTAAGGCAACTTTTGATTGTGGCGGTAATATTAAAGGTCTGACTAGTGGTGCTACGGCTAGAATTTGTACAAATTATCATCTAGATGGTCGTACACAATCGGGTGGTGGGATTATTTGTTGTGCTGGAATTCGTGATCGTGATTTTATTGCTGGTGAAACTGTTGATATTGATGGTAAGCAATATACGCTACAATCAGGACCAGATTATCAAATTAAAGGGATCGTTGACGAGCAGCGAATCAAGATGCCAGATTGGATTCTTGGAGTGGTTCGAATTATTCCATTCAGTCAGGCAATGAGTAGCCAAAACTTATTCGATCTTCAGTTTCAAATTCGATTGAATGATTTCCAAAACCTGACCAGTCAGAGTTTGATTTATTATGAACAAGCAATGGAACATATTAGTTTGTTGAATTGGGAGTTAACAGCTAAACCAAATTTTGAGTTCAATCAATACGAAGGGTATGTGTACCCACAATGTAATTGGGAATATGATCTCAGTGTTGGCGATTATATGATTTTTGATTGCTATCGAGCTCTTGATCCCAAAACAGCAACCAAGATGTGGATGGAGCCGTGGTTTAAAGGTTATGCACTAGCACTAGCAAAAAAACAATATGCCCAAAATCTCAAGAAGTATCAAGGTGTACAACTTCCAGGCGGAATTACACTGAATGGTTCTGAAATGTATCAAGAAGCTATTCAAGAGATTGATAAATTGGAACAGCAACTCCAAAGTTTGTATCCAGTTGGTTGTTTCCAAATTGGCTAGTGTCCCTTAAAAGCCCCCTTGTGGGGCTTTTCCTTTGTCTGTTGCCTTTTCACCTCTATTTGTGTATAGTTTTTTCATCAGTTAACAAAGGGAGCAAACAAAGATGCCACGTATGAGAATTGTTAAGGAAGTTGCATTATATTACGATGATGAGGGAACTATTCGTTCGCGGGATCAGTGGGTTCAGCAAATTCAATTTGATCTGCTGACTGGGTTTTGGCGTGAACATCTGGATTTTATTGCTCCTGAGGGGGTAAGATCTGCAGCATCGAGAATGTTTGAAGAACAACTTTCTGCAAAACTACTTCAATTTTATGGAAAGATGGATATTGATGATTACAACGAAGACGAAGCGTTTTTCGGAAGAAGAATCCGATGATTGACAATTATGTGAGGAGCCTTAAAGTGAACGATCTTGAAATTGTGTATATGATGCTTCTGGAAGACAATATTGCTGAGGTCGCTGCATGGGCGAACAAGCAGGGTGCGTGTGTGATCTTAGACGATGATGTTGATCACAGTGAAGAGATCATCTACACATCGATCGCTGCAACAACTTGTAGTGAATTCGTTGATGATTGATCAAAACGTTTATTGGGGAAAAATATTTGACGTTTTGTTGTTTTGTCTCAATGATATGTGCCGTTTTTTAGGAAAGAAAAGTGAGGATTACTTAAAGTAATCCTCATCGAAACACCTAAATGCTGTAGTGAAAAACATTATAACCTTGTTTGGTGTGCATAAGAAATTTCCACCAGACCCTCCGCCATTAAACGAAGCTTATCGACTAACAATTGCTGATTTTGGTGCATCAACTAGTCGTGATATGCGTTACGGTTATAAAAAAGCATACGATGGAGATGCTGGTGCATTATCTCCATCGTATGCTCAAAACTTTTTAACAACACAACCGTTTTGTTATTTTTACTGTGCTCGATCATTGACAATTGTAGGCAATCCATTTTTCATGATGATCGAGTATAGTGATGCTAATATTAACTACCCCGAACCATACACAACGTGGATTTGTTTGCCTGACTTGAATTATTTTGCTTTTAAGTGCATCCCCACGCCCAATGCATTAGCATCTTCTAAAACGGTAGTTGACTCAAGGGTGCATGATTATTTCGGCCAAAACATTGGCAAAACAATTGCTATATGGATGGTATGCACCCCTACATCAAAAGGCGCACCCAAATGGTGGCCATATTAAATTGTAATTTGTTGGGAATGTATTAAGTGAAGTACCACGATGCTGAAGCATCTACGGTTTTCTTGCTTGAGTATTAAATAAAACTATAAATGTATGTTAAACAAAACGACTTGTTGAATCTTTGGATGCTCGCTCGGCCGAAGAAGTAGCCAATACAGATTTCAATTAGTTGTGATTTATTTGCAAATATAAATGACTACAATTTACGATTTTGCCGCACAGCTTAATGCTAGTGCACGTGCTAACCAGTTCCGTGTGCATATTAACTTTCCAGCTGGTCTTGTTTCCAATGGTGTCGTTGCTAAAACAGCTGCAACATTTTTGACCAGTCAAGCTAGCCTTCCTTCTTATACGACTGAAGATATTCCAGTGTGGTATCGTGGTCGACAAATTCACGAAGCTGGTGAAAAACAATATGAACAGTGGACATGTACAATCTATAACTCTAGCGATTTTGCGATTCGTACCGCTCTAGAAGAATGGGTCAGTGCGATCCACGATCCTGAGGTTGTTGCTGGTATTACAGATCCTTCAAAGTACAAAACTAACATTGTTATTGAACAACTGGATCGCAACGACAACACGCTCCGTGTTTATAAGTTGTATGGTGCTTATCCAGTTCAAACGGGTACCATTGAGTTAGCTTTCGAACAAGGTCAACAGATTGAGCAGTTCCAACCAGCCTTCGTTTTCGATTATTTTAAGGTTGGCGGTAAGGACCTTCTTGAAGAATCAACGAACTGAGTTGATACAAAACAACTGTGAGTGCACCCCACAGATGCTTTTAGCATCATGGTGGTTCACCTAAATTTAGAGCCACAAATAATTTGTGGCTCTTTTCTTTTGTGGAGTATAATATTAATATTGTGTATGAAAGAAGATATTAAACAATCATTAGTTTTAAACTATTGTTATGAGCATCACAGATGCTATAGCATCTGTGGTTTTCTTGCTTGAACTCATATAAAACATAAGGACATCATTTTGTGCTGTATTGAACAACCAGTTGTATGTTTGAGGGTGTTTGAGTATAATATGGTTAACAAACAATAGAAGAGTGGAGCAAATGCATATGGTATATGATCGTGAACTTGGTGAAATTTTTGTTCAGCGTATTGGTTTTTGTATTACTGACGATGAATATGAACATGAGAAGCTAGTTGCTCTTCAAGTTCTGCCAAAAGATAGTGCATTGTGTATGACAATTGCATTCATTCATGATGCGTTGGTAGCAAAAAGGATTAATCTGAATGATCGTGTTAAGATCAGACGTTTGCTTGATGATGCGCTAGAGTCAGATTTTCCAATTAAATGACAACGACTATTGTGGGGAAGACGTAAGCCTTCCTCTTTTTGTATGTCTTAAGTAATCATTACTAGGGTGTCGGTTTTGTGCCCATATACATTGATAATTGTTTTAGAAGATGGCATTTGAAATATTTGGTTACGAGATTTCCAAGAAAAAGGACAAGGCTCCTCAAGCTGCTGTAGTCACGCCGGTTACGCCTCGTGACGATGGTGCGAGCATTGTATACTCATCTGATAGTGGGAGCTATGGTGCTGCCGCTGGATATTATGGGTATCAATTCGATTTAGATGGTGTGGTTCGTAACGAATCGCAGATGATCAATCAATATCGTACAGTCGCTTGTTTTCCAGAAGTTGATGGTGCAATCGAAGCAATTGTTAACGATGCTGTCATTATTGAACAGGGTCGTGATCCTGTAAGTTTGAATTTGGATGGTCTTCCAAAACAATATCATCCATTACGAGATACTATTCGCGAGCATTTTGATCATGTGTTGAATGTATTGAATTTTAATGATAATTGCCATGATATTTTCAAGCGATGGTATATTGATGGTCGATTGTACTATTATGTGATGATTGATCCAAAGAATCCAAAAAAAGGGATTGTTGATTTAAAATACATTGATCCTCGTAAGATTCGAAAGGTGATTGAATACCAGCGTGAAAATCGTAATGGTATTGATGTAATCGTTGGTCAAAAGAGCTATTATATTTTTAATGATGCTGGATTACAAAGTGCTGCATTGGGGGTTAAGCTTTCTACGGATAGTATCATTAATGTTCGTAGCGGTCTTGTTGATGCGAACACTGGTGAAGTGATCAGTCATTTGTTTAAAGGAATTAAACCGGCAAACCAGTTGAAGATGATGGAAGATGCATTGGTGATTTATCGAATTACACGTGCACCTGAACGTCGCGTATTTTATGTTGACGTCGGTAACCTACCAGGTTTAAAGGCGGAACAATATGTCAATAATGTAATGAATAAGTTCCGCAATAAAGTGGTTTATGACGCTGAAACGGGGGAAGTGAAGAATAACCGTAATTACATGTCAGTGTGCTTCACCATGGATACGAAAGTTCGTTTGGTTGATGGTCGCGTGTTGACTCTTGATGAGATGTCTCGTTTGTATCAAACAGAAGATCTTGAGGTCTATTCTTATGATCCTGACACTGGGCATCGTACGATTGGCAAAGTACAGTGGGCTGGGGTTACTGGTTATAATCGTGATGTTATGACCTTAACTTTGAGTAATGGTTGTAATGTCACATGTACTCCAGATCATAGATTTGTTGTGCAAAAAGGTGGCTTTGTTGAAGCAAAAGATCTGTCTGTTGGTGAGCAGCTTTTAACTCTTAGTGATGAATGCTGTATTGTTGTTGGTAAACAAGTTTGTGAAGATAGATGTGAGGTGGGGTGTTTGCGAGTTGATAATGAATATCACACATTTGCTTTAGACGCTGATGTGTTTGTTCATAACTGCGAAGATTTCTTCTTACCTCGCCGTGAAGGCGGCAAAGCGACCGAAATTCAGACACTACCAGGCTCGTCCAATCTTTCGGAAATTGCGGATATTGAGTACTTCCAAAAGAAACTATATCAAAGTCTTAATGTTCCTCGTCAGCGTCTTTTGAATGACAATGTAATGTCGATTGGTAACCCAAATGAGGTTACTCGTGAAGAACTCGCATTTGCAAAATTTATTCAGCGTCTTCGCAATCGATTCAATGTTTTGTTTAAAGAAGCATTGCGTATTCAACTAATCACAACTAATTGCATTCGTCAAAGTGATTGGGAAAAAATTCGTAACTGCATTTATTTTGAGTACCAACATGACAATTATTTTGAGGAGTTGAAGCGAATTGAGGTATTCAATGAGCGAATGACGCAACTTCAAACTGCTGACGGCTTTAAGGGAATTTATTTTAGCAAAGAATACATTGTTCGTAACATTCTTGAAATGACACAGGAAGAGTGGGAGGAGATCCAGCAGCAAATGAAGCAAGAAAAAATCGATGAAGCTCGTGAAGCTTCAGAGTTGGAAAATGTGAATGCTGGAGATCAAGAGAGTGATGATCAATTTGGTCAAGACTCTTCTGAGAGTGAAGGTGATGACGGATATAATGATTTTGTTAGTGGGAACGATAGTGCTCCTGAAGAGGTTGATCAAGAAGGTGATACTACTGACACAATTGATGATACCGCTGAACCCAATCCGGGAGAGGATGATTTTGACCGTCCAGCAACCCCAGGTCTAAAAGCCACGATGTAATCAAAGAAAGCCCCCGTTTGTGGGGCTTTTTCTTTGTTTAAATAACATTAATAAGATGTGTAATTTCTGCCGATATTATTGAGTGATGGAAATCCAGCAACTAATAGATGCTGTCAAAGAAGAAGACATTGAACTGCTTCGTCAATTTGTGGCAGAACAAGAATCTAAAAAGAGGGACAGTGATGACCAGCGAAAAAATCAAATTAGCAAAGGCTGTAATTAATAGCGATATTCAACAATTTCAGGCAACAATGAAAGACATGATTGATCAGCGAATTGTTGAAAAAATTCGTCAACGGCGCAATGATGTATTTGAACGTTGTGGTTTTAAGCGTTTAGAACAGGACAAGTAATAATGGCCACAATTGTAAAAATTCTTAAAAATACAGAGCTTGATGCTGCGATTAAGGTAAAAAGCGACTCGTCAGGTGGTGAAGCAATTATTACGAAAGAGATGTTGTGCTACAAACCTGATGATGAGTCTTGTGCTCCAGGCGTTGGATATAAATTCCAAGATATTACCGATCGCAGTTATATGCTGGTAACTGATATGCACTGGTCTGGATTTAATCAAGATGGTCATGGTCGTATGTTCCGAGGTGGTGATGATTTAGAACATCAAATTATGGCATTCTGCGTTGGCGATACATGTCAGCTTGATATGCAAGGTCAGGATGCAGTACCAGAATGCGAGTATCGCAAAGAAGATATCAAGTTCGTTCTTGAGGGTGAAATGTCATTGTGGCTGCGAATTCGCAAACGTAATTTTGCTAACTATAGTGCTGAATATGCTTCTTATGGTGTGTATGAGGATGATACAAAGCGTGGCCCTAAAGATGGTTACGACAATGGTGAACCACAGCAACAAAACGATCGCATGCCCATCGATCCTCAAGTAGTAAAGAAAACAACCAAGAAGCGCACAACGCGCAAAATAACAAAATGAAGTTTTTATCAGAACAAACTAATAAGTTAGAGATCCTGACAGAATCAGCTGATGAAGGAAAAGAACCTGAATATTATATCGAAGGGGTCTTTCTTCAGTCAGAGATCAAGAATCGTAATGGGCGAATTTATCCCCGAGATGTGATGGCACGTGCTGTTGAAGTGTACAAGCGCGATTACGTTGATAAGATGCGCGCATACGGAGAATGGGAACATCCGCAAAATCTTAGCATTAATCTTGATCGAATCAGTCATTTGATCACTGATATCTACCAGGACCCTAACGATAATCGACTTTGGCGTGCTAAGGCTAAGTTACTTGATACACCCTGTGGTCGAATTGCAAAGGCGATTCTTAAAGAAGGTGGCCATTTAGGCGTTTCTAGTCGTGCTGGTGGTAGTGTCGTTCGTAAGAATGGTGCTGATATCGTCCAAAATGACTTCCGCCTTGTTACTGCTGGTGACTTGGTTTTCTTATCCAGTGCCCAAACTGCCGAAAACGTATCTCTTCTTGTCGAAAGCACTCAGGATTGGGAATGGGACGAAACTAATAATGAATTCGTTCCCAAGAAAGGTTTAACTGAACAACAAAAGACTGAGCTTCAGGTGATGTCTTTTGAAAAGTTGCTTAATTCTTTAACTAAGTAACATTGACAGTGCGTCTAAATGCGCATTGAAAAATTTTGTAAGTATAGTTTGAATTTGAAACGTGACGATAGATTGTTTACAACCATTTTAATATGTTGACTTCATTCGTCAAAAACGTATATGTTTCGTGCAATCTAGCATGCGTTAAATAATTCACATAAAATATTTTATTATCTCTTACGGAGAACATTTATAAATGTCTAATGCTGAATTTGCTCAGTTGCTCGAGTCTAGTGAAGGGCTTACTGAACAGTTTAAGTCTGAAGCTTCAAAGATGTTTGAGAGCGCCGTTGATGCTAAGGTAGAAACAATGCTCGCCGAACAGCTTGAACAGCATCGTGAAGTCATTGCCGAGGAAATGGCTAACCATCATGCTGAACTGCTTGAAGAACAGATCGAAGAACAGAAAAAGGTAATTGCTGAATCCATCAAGGGCGAATATCTTGCTGAGATGGAAAAGATGTCTGAAAAGATCGCCGAACTAGAAGGTGAGATTGAAGAAGAAAAGGAAAAGTGCGAACAGGCTGAAAAAGAGCACGAAGAAAAGCTCAACGAAGCTGCAGCTCAGCTCGCTTCTGAAAAGCTTGACGAACTAACTGATCGTTTAGTTAGTTATGCTGACTACATTGCCGAGCAGTATGTTGAGTCTCACGAACAGCAGATCGAAGAATCTGCCAAGGTATTCCTTGCTGAAGGAATCCTCGATAGCGTTCGTTCAACGTTTGCTAAGTTTGGCTTTGCTCCAGTCGAAGCTCATGAACATTTCGAATCTAAGCTCGCTGAAATCTCTCGCGAACGTGATGATGCTTTTGCTCAGCTTGCTGAAGCTGTTGAAGCTAAGTTCGATCTTGAACATCAGATTGAAGAATCTAAGAAGGCCACAGCTCTTGCTGTGATCTCTGAAGGTATGTCTGATGCTGAACGTTCCAAGCTCGTTGAACTTATGGAAGGTGATACTGGTTCTGTCGAACAGTTCTCTGAACGTGCTCGTATTCTTGCCGAATCTCTTCGTGAATTTGGTGATGATGCTCTCGACCTTGGTGTTGAAAATATTATCACTGAATCTGTTCCAGAAGAACCTGCTGAAAAGCCAGTAGAAAAGAAGATTGAAGAATCTGTTGATCCAGATGTCGCGTTCTTCCTTGCTGCTCTTGAAGCTAATAAATCAAAGTACTAACCTGTTTGTTGGTACGTAAATATAAGTAACTATTGAAAATTAACTACTTCGTTTGAAGGAAACATATTCCAAAATGGAAAATACTCATATTCTTACCGAAAAGTGGGCTAAGGTACTTGATCTCGAATCTGCCCCAAAGATTGCTGACGCTCATCGTCGCGCTGTAACTGCTACTCTCCTTGAAAACCAGCTCGCTTCCATGAAGTCTGATGCCATGAATGGCGCTCCTAAGATGCTTCGTGAAGACGCTGCTGCTGATCTTGGTGGTGCTATGCACGGTGCTGCTGCTAACGTTTCTGGTGTTGACTCCGTTTATGGTGCTAACCCTAACCCACATATGGCTGGCTACGATCCAGTCCTTATCAACCTCGTTCGTCGTGCAATGCCTCAGATGATCGCTTTCGACGTTTGTGGTGTTCAGCCAATGACCCAGCCAACCGGCTTGATCTTCGCTATGAAGTCCAAGTATCGTGGCCAGGGTGGTGTTCCAAACGCTAAGAATGAAGGTGAAGCTCTTTACAATGAAGCTTGGACAGGCTGGGCTGGCGATGGCAAGCATACAGGTTCTAACTGGGCTGCTGCTATCAAAGATGAAGTTGATGAAAAGACTAGCAACCCAATTATTGACGAAGCTCAGTACTCCACTGGTCATGGCATGAAGACGTCTGATGCTGAAAAGGCTGGTTCTTTTGGTGCTCGTGATTGGAACGAAATGGCTTTCTCTATCGAAAAGACATCTGTCGTTGCTAAGTCCCGTATCCTTAAGGCTGAATACACACTCGAACTTGCCCAGGACCTTAAGTCTGTTCATGGTCTCGATGCTGAAGCTGAACTTTCTAACATTCTTGCTACGGAAATTCTCGCTGAAATCAACCGCGAAGTTATTCGTGACATCTACGTTACTGCTGAATGGGGTTGCCAGAACGGTACCGCTCGTAAGGGCATCTTTGACCTCGATATCGACTCTGACGGCCGTTGGTCTGCTGAAAAGTACAAGGGTCTAATGTATCGCATTGAACGTGAAGCTAATGCAATCGCTCAGAAGACTCGTCGTGGTCGTGGTAACTTCATCATCTGCTCTTCTGACGTTGCTTCTGCTCTTCAGATGGCTGGTATGCTTGATTACGCTCCTGCTGTTCAGAACGCTCTCAAGATTGATGAAGCCCAGTCTACCTTCGCTGGTATCCTTAATGGCAAGTATAAGGTGTTTATCGACCCATATACCGCCAATCAGTCTGAAGCCCAGTATTGCGTAGTTGGTTATAAGGGCACGTCTGCCTATGACGCTGGTATGTTCTACTGCCCATATGTTCCACTTCAACTTATCCGCGCTCAGGATCCTAATACTTTCCAACCGAAAATCGGGTTCAAAACGCGTTACGGGATTGCATTCAACCCACAGGTTCAGATCGATGCTAAGAAGGGTGTTGGTGGTGATGTTTCCATCAAGGATATGGCTGGCGCTAACTACTACTATCGCAAGTTTATCGTCAACTCTCTCTGATAAACGCCTGTCTTACAGGGGATTATAAAACGATCCCCTTTTGAAGGGTTTTAAAATTAAGGCCTTATGAAATTAATTTCATAAGGCCTTTTCTTTTTGTCTAAAATGATGAAAATTGATATGGGGGCTAAGACAGTGCACCTAAGTGATGTATTAAAGCAAAATAGTCCCTAAATCTCTAATTAAGGGCTAAACCGATAAAATTAGTCCCTACGTGTTGTTATATATTTCAAAATGGTGTATAATATGATTATAATTTTTAATCATATAATCAATGTACGAAAAATTATATCAACATTCGTTTGCAAATCCAAGCAAAGCTCGTCGATATTTGGACCGATATGTTAAGTTCATTACTTCCAGAATTGAGTTAAACAAAACTAGAGGAGATGTTGAAGGACATATTCATCATATTGTTCCTCGCAGTTGGGGTGGAACTAACGCAAAAACAAACTTAGTTAAATTGACATACAAAGAGCATATTATTGCTCATCATTTGCTGTATTACACTGAAGATCCAAAGATGGTAATGGCATTCTACAGCATGGCCAACATCTTTCATAACAACGAAATCAAATACAACCTTACCGTTCAGCAATATCAACTGCTTTGTGAGCAAGCACGACCACTGCAGGGAGAGATTCAAAAAGCGAAGATGGCGAATCCAGAGATTCGTCAAAAGATTAGTGATTCGTTAAAAGGGAAATGTGTTGGTGCGAATTCTAGCCACAAGCGGGCGGTGATTAATTTGGCAACAATGGAAGTATTTCCAACTGCTCGAGAAGCTGATAAAGCACATGGATATCCAATTACCACAGTAACCAACGGTATTTGGGGCAGATATCGTGTAAAAGGTCAACAGTGGGAATATTACGATGTTTACATGAAAGGGGAAAGTGAATCAATTGTTCCTCAGCAATCATCGCGGTTTAAAGGCAAGAAACATACGGAAGAATCAAAACGTAGAATTAGTGAATCTTTAAAAGGTCGATCACCAAATAATACCAAAAAAGTTATTAATTTGCAAACAAAGAAAATATTCAATTCGTGTTCTGATGCGTGTCAAACATTAGGAATAAATCGATCATTAATGTTTGGTAGCATCTATCATGCAAAAAAGAAAGGTATAAAAGTATTCAAATGTGGTGGGTATCAGTGGATGTTATATGATGATTATGTTAAGGTGAATCAATAATGCAGCAAATTATCAATACAACAACAGGACAAATATATCAAAGCATTACAGAAGCGAGCAGATTAACTGGAATTAACCGTAATTCAATTGCAGCTGCTGTTCGAAGAGGGATTAGATGTCAGGGATGTGGTTGGCAACTATATGATGAAGTAATCGAAGTTGAACAATCACAGTCAATTCAAAACCCAATTGATTACATTAATCAGTTAATGGAACAAAGCAGCACGAATCATGCAATTATCATTAAAGACAGGTTGTGGGTTGATTTTGATAGTAAAGTGGCTTTTCGTTATGTTCCTGATGATGAAAATAACTTGGGGATCGTTAATGATATTATTGCTAGTCGAGGAGCCGGGTTTAAGACAATTGTCATTTATCAGTGGGAATGGGAATTAAAACAACAGCACGTAATCAATCTGATTCGTACTCAATTAGGGCTGTTTGAGCAAATTATTAATGCACGTGATTGTTGGGTGTTTCCAATTGAAAGCAGTGTATACACGAATTTCACAAACCAATATCACCTTCACAAATCAGTATCATCTAGTGTACGATTTGGGTTGTTTCATAAAGATCAATTGGTTGCAGTGATTGGGTTGGGAAAAAGTCGTTATGACAAGTCCGGCTATGAATTGTATCGTTATTGTGTAAAGGCTGGAGTATTGGTTAGAGGCGGGTTCACCAAGCTAATCAAACATAGTGGGGTTGAACATTTCGTCAGCTACATCGATTATGCACATTTTACGGGGGCTGGGTATATGCGTAGTGGTTTCACTGAATTGCCATCAACAAAGCCGAATTACGTGTACCGTAAGGGTGATCAAATTCTCACTCGAGTAGCATGTCAGAAGCATCGATTAGCAAAACTTCTTTCAAACTTTGATGCATCGAAATCTGAGTATGAGAACATGATTGCTGATGGGTGGACTAAACTATACGATTGTGGTAATCTGAAGGTGATGTATTAGAGTTGTTGTCTTTTTAAATTTGTTTTAGGGTAATATTTCAACAAATAACAAAGGGTTAGTCAAATGTTCAACGTTTTCATTGCGACGCTTGTGGTTTTGGTGAGCATCTTGTTTATAATTAATGTCGGAATGGCAAAACGTTGCTTCATGCATAAGAACGCCACTACTGAAGATAAGGTCTGGGTTGTTATTTTGGTAGTGATTCAGACCGCTTTGATGGGGTTTGTATTTTGGAATATAGCTGTGTGGTTTGGGTATGTGTGAAATAGAAGAACAACAAATAATTGAAAGGTTCATTAAGATTGTCAGTGGAGCGAATAATCGAATTGTCTCCACTCGTTTGAATGAAAAGTACTTCATTACCCATAATATCAAGCACATATGGGATGCGTTTAATCAGCTTACTGATTCATTAGGCTGTGAAATTGGTGATCGGTTAATCTTTGTTAAAGCTGGGTACATTAAAGAACGTCCCAAGTGTATCGTTTGTGGTAATCCTGTGACAATTAGTGACCGAAAAGTATCCAAGTACTGTTGCAAGCAATGTGCTGCTAAAGACCCAGATCGATCCAAAAAAATATCAACAACCAAACAAAATCAAGATCATACACAAGCGAATGAAAAGCGAAAGCAAACAATGCTTGACAAGTATGGGGTTGTTAGTAATTCACAAAGAGACGATATTCATCACCGATGGACAAAGCACAAGGTCAGTGATGACGTATATGCATTATTGAGCGATCGTCAGTGGGTATATGATCAATACGTCGTTCAAAACAAGACATCAACACAAATAGCAAAAGAGATTGGGTGTGATTTCAGCACAGTGTTAGCATATTGCCGAAAGCATGAAATTGAGATTACACACGGTTACCAATATAGTGAGATTGAGGTTGACGTACGTCGGTACCTAGATTCATTATCAGTGTCGTATGATACCAATTATGTTGGGTTGTATGATGACAAGCGAGAGGTCGATATTTTCATCCAATCTCATAATGCAGCAATCGAGATCAATGGGTTGAGGTGGCATTGTGAGTTGTATAAGGATCGACTGTATCACAAACGAAAATGTGATGAAATCGCCTTTAATATTAGATTAATTCAAATCACAGATTACCAATGGATCCACAAACAAGAGATCTGTAAGTCGATCATTAGAAGTGCTTTAGGGCTTAACCAAAGAATATATGCTCGAAAATGTCAGATTGAGGTACACAACAAAGCAACTGCTGAAATAAGATTGTTGTTTGAACAAAATCATATTGATGGATTTGTTGGTGGAAATTTGTACATTGTAGCAAGACATAACGGTCAATTGGTGTGTGGAGCTATCTTTGGATCAGCTCGATTTGACAATCAAAAGGTTGACGAACTGATTCGTTTTGTCACGAAGATTGGGTTAACATGTGTAGGGGGGTTCTCAAAGATCATTAAAGTATATCATCATCTGCGACCCAATACTCAATTAATCAGCTATGTTAACAAAAGCCTGTTTAATGGAAAGATGTATACCAATACTGATCAATGGGAACGATTGCCTGACACTGATGTAGGGTATTTTTGGACCAATGGTAATGAGATCATCAGTCGTTTCAAAGCAATGAAGAAGAACATGGCAGCCTGGAATGCACAATATGATCAATCAATGACTGAAGCTGAAAACATGCATCAATTGAAGTATTACCGATACTTCGATGCTGGCAACCAACGATATGTGTTGAAGTGATGTTCATACGCTGCTAGTAGCGTATTAGACCGTGTATACCACGTCCATAAGCATCGGCTGGACAGAATACACACAGCGGGATTGTGAACGTTTCACACAGTGTATGATGGTTTAAACGCACATGAAAAGATGTTGCCTTTTTCATTCAATCGCGGTATTATAACCATACTGAAGGAACAAAGGAGTTCAAACATGAAGATTAGTGAGATGATTGAGCAACTGGAAGCGTTGAAGAAGCAAGCGGGGGATGTTGAGGTTGCAACGTACTATGGTGGTTCATATGAATGCTGTGAACCAGTTCGTTACATCGAGCTTGTAGAAGCTAATGATGTTGATGCTGATGCATTCAAGAATGAAGATGGTAGTGAAAATGAATTCGTTGCAATAGGCCGCTAATATGTTGAATGTTCTCGTTTCGATAATCGTCAATCTGATGATTTTGGTTCTCGTTGCTTTTGGGTCGGCAACAATTGTCATTGAATGTGGGTTGGAAATCGTGTGGATCGTGATTCCATTAACAATCACTGCAATTCAGTTGGCAAAAACAGTACGTTAATTTCAAAATCTCTGGAGATCTCCAGAGATTTTTTGTTGTCTTTTTCGTTCATGTGTGGTATTATATTGGTATCAAATGAACAAACAAAGGAGATCGTGATGTTTAGTTTTGAGGTTGGTGGAATTGAGGATCTCGGCGGTTATGAAGAGGCAGTTGAACGTCATAGTCTAGCAAAACTAGTAAGCGGCAAGTTACAAGTATTATCTGATGAACGGTATATTGAAATTCACAACCACGTCGTCGAACTAATTGGTATTGAATCTCCTAAGCTTAAAATCATGCCAAATAATGATGACAGTTTTAATCAGCTTGGATCTCCTTGTTACGTAGCTCAGTTGATGTACGAAGCAATGGATGTTTGTGAACGTCGGTATCGTGCATACGATCCAAAAGATTTGTGGATCATGGTTGACAATGACAACAAGCTTCATTCTTATGCTAGCAAGAAACCAAACCAACTGAACAACTTCGGTCCTTGTTGGGTAGTAATTTATTGGTTGGTTGACCATCCTGAGGTTGCTGAACAGTTTGGTATTAAAGTGGGGTTTGTGTGATGGGTGTACGAGGAACAAGGGTTCAATGTATTAACAACCAATTCATAGACGTCAATACACTCGATCATCGAATCCCTTCACAGGGGATTGAGGTATGGATGACTGATTGTTCGAAACATACAGTGTATTATCGAATCAACGCCAATCAAGCGACTCGTTTGTGTACCGCATTGAGCAAGATTGTTGATCACAAATGTACACAGACAATTGTCAAGTATGGTTATGGTGGGGTAGATGTTATCACTATCATCCTCAGTGATGACGACACGGTAACAATTGAAGGAATGGGAATGATTGGTAGTAACAATTGTCGCCCAACTAAGGTATCAATTACGGTCTCGATTGATAATGTTAAGTCAATTGTCAATGCATTAATCGCTATGCGTGACTATTTTGTTCGTGAACATCAGGCATATTTGCAACGAGCTGAAGCCAGAAAACGTTTGTGTGCACGTTTTAAGAAGAGGAAATAATCATCATGTTTTGGGTATGGTTTGCCGCAATTACATTAGCTACTATTGCAGGAATTGTCGTATGTGTTACACAAGTGATCAACTCAATTGAAATAATGAAGCACAAAAAGAGAACGTGGCTAGATGTGAACTACCACAAAGCTAAAGCATCTGTGGCTTCGTGCTTGGACTCATATAACAATTGTTTGTATTCTCGATGCCTTTGTTCTATTCATTGCTGGCAGTATTGGATATGTGTGGGCAAGTCTTGTACAAATGATTCAATGGTAGTAATGTTTAAGTAACATGGAATTTCATATCAACTTCAGTAAGTATATTATTGTCGTTTTGTGAACGTTAAAGCGAGGATTTTAAAGATTATAGCATGGTTTCTACACACAACTTTTTAGATTTTTTGACAGAGGCTTTACAATTGAAGTACACTTCGCTCAAAGATGCAGTCAATAAAGCTCCTAAGGATCTTCAATCAACGTTAGAAAAGATCCTCGATGCAGTTGAACCCGGCTCCGAAGTCAAGCTTGAAAATAAAAGCGTTTTCATGCATTACAACGGGTACAAGAAAAGTGCAACGATTCTCAAGATGTCAATGGAAAACGTTGAGCGCCTAGCGAAATTGTTTGACACCAAAGTGATCAACGTTGACAAAGATCACCCTGGTTTTTATCATCTGGTTGGCCGCACTGAAAATCATCCTGGCTATTTGATCAAGGTCGTCAAGACAGGTTCGACAGATCTGGAAGCAACCGGATCCACTCAAACTGCATGGCAGGAATCTGGGGTGTTGCTTTATCTCGACAATGATCTTAAGCCTCTTGAAAATTACAAACCAACAGCCAGATTGCATGTTGGTAAAGATGAACGGGAATCAAACACTATTGTTGAAGAAACATTGGCATTTTTAGAACGTAATGTCAATAACTGGAATGATATTTGTTTGAACACTGCCCGACAAATCGCCAAGAAGGTGCCAAATTATCAACAATATGAATTCCATCGAGGGTCTGTTTTATTCAACACAATTAAGAATAAGGGTTTGAAACTAACAGGTCTGAAGCGTGTATCATCAGATAAATGGAATCCGTCTGACATCTTTCTTATTAAGAAGGGTGTTGATGTATTGAGCAAAATCAAACAGATGGAAAATGTTGTGCAGATTAATCAATATTTGGCTGAGTTTGATGAAGTAATTGGTGTTAGTCTTAAGAAGGGCGATACTGATGCAGCTCATGGAGCAATTTCGCTCGATAATGTTGTTGCGATGCAATCTCTTGGCCAGCCTTTAACTACATCAACAAGTTTAGAGAAGAACAAACAGTCAATCTACAACAATCTTAAAAAGGTTCACCATAGCGCGATCGCAAATCTTGTTGAAATTACAAAGTGCTCCGAATATAATCTTAAACAAGCAATTGATCAGCTCAATCCCAAGAGTGACAACTTCAATAAGAGTTTTCCTCCAGCGATTGAGTTTTTAACAAGAATTTGTGCTGATGTACAGCATGCTAATGATGTCATTACGATGGCATACTTGACTGCCGTATCAAAGCATCCACTATCTTGTCCTCATTATAAAGCTGACGGAACAAAGATCGTTTTGATCGATCATGATCAAGCTAGTGACGTCAAATTGAACAAGATTATTGTTCCTTTGAATGGTGATACGAATGTAATTTTTGCTCTCACTGTTGATGGTAAGGGAATCAAACTGCAGCTTCGTAGCAAGGGTTCAAAGCCTCAATTTATTGTTCTTAAAGAAACAGTTTCCGCTACAGGTAAACATCTTTCAAGTTTTTCTGTGTGAAAGTAGATTCTGGTTTATAAAGATTCAAGCAAGAAAGCCACAGATGCTTTAGCATCGTGGATGAATTGCTTGGAAAAGTAAAGTATAAATAAAATGTAGATGGTACCTATGGAATGTAGGGATCCAAAGAGGATTAAGAAGCTCTTAATCGATATTAAAAAGCGTGTGGAGATAAACCCCTCTAGATCATTGGAAGAAGTAATTCAACTCGTGATCCAAGGGCTGTCTACGAAACACGAAGCCACTGATGGTTTAGCATCGTGGTAGTTCATAACAGTGTTGAGAGAGCGAGTGGTTTCACCAACAAGTCAATTCAATAAGTATTGAAGTATTGCTTAATTACTGGAGTTAATTGGTATGAATTCAATGTTGGGGTTTGCTGATTGGATTAAACAAAACACCCTATGCGACCTTTCTGAACGTGCATTGAATCTTGGTAATCGTTCAGTTGCATATCCACGTTTTGATAATGTATTAATTATTGCTGGAGGTGCTGGAAGCGGCAAAGATTTCGTATTAAACAATATGATCAACTTTACAGGTAAAGAGTTCAATGTTGATGATATTAAGCGATATGCAATTCATATGTCGTCTCAACAGGTTATTGATCAGTTCTATAAAAAGTACGGTCTTCATTTAAATCATCTCGATTTGTTCGATCCAGAAGAAACGGCGGCGCTGCATGACTTTGTTTCTGAAAAGGGTTGGGATACGAAGATTCAACGTGTGTTCTTTCTGGCTGCTGCTCAAAGAAGTCACAAAGACAACGTCATCTTTAATGTGACGTTGAAGAACGCAACCAAAATCAAGACAATTGGTAACTTATGCGATATTGGTGGATACAAGAAGACTAATCGTCATGTTGTGTGGGTTTTGACTAATTTTAACGAAGCCACAAAGAACAACCAAACACGAGCTCGTCGAGTACCCACATCGATCATGCAACAGTCACACCGGGGTGTTAGTAAGACGCTACGTGAATTGGTCGAAAGCAATGATCGTTCGGTGATCGACGGAGACGTTTATATCATCTTCAACATGAAGGGTGCCGACAGTGATGTGACCATCACTAGTAAGGGTGTGCCTGTCATTAACAGATACACATGCTATCAGATTAAGAAGGCTGGCCATCCTTTTGAATCGATTGAAAAGATCCAGAAGGAAATTGGAGACAAGTTGAACAGTTACGTTCCTGATTCAGTTCGCTGGTAAGCTATCGCAAATACATCGAGCAAACTTGTTGACGTGGGTGTGATGCTTCACACAAAAATGTCATGTTCGACCATAAACTCCAAAATATTTTCGGGGATCTCAGTAATATGGGATCCCTTTTTTCTATTCAATTTCCAATCCATAATTTGAAGATTATCCAAAGACGCTATTAAGCGTTCTGGAATCCCCAACTCATATCCTCGTTTAATTGGGAAAATGTGGTCAATATTGTAACAAAATCGATTATCGACAGTAATTCCATTTTCCTTCAACGTACATTCTGTCAAATAACGCACACGACGATTATAACGGACAAAATCTTCATTCATAGACATTTTAACGGTTAAACACACTACATTTGTTAAGTAATAATTAATATATGTTTAACTGTTAAAATGCTGTCTTTTGAACAATTCCTTATCGAAGGTTTATTAGCTACACGTGTTAAGGGTGAACTACCCTTGACTTAAGTCAAGGGCTTCGTGCTTCGCAGACAATCCGCGGACTAAGTCATTGAGATCTAGTCCGG